TACCGAGCCCAGCTCGTCGCTTCTGCCGAGTCCCCTTTACGTCGGGGCTATGTCACCGGAGCAGCCCAGCCTCGCGCTTGGCTGCCTCGAGAGAATCTCTGAGCGACAGCTTCCCCGCGCCGTTGCGCGGAGTCGCGTCGTTGCGCCAAGTGCTCGACGGCGTCACCGGAGCGGCCTTGGGCGCGGAAACTGCGGGCGGCGCCTTCTTCGGCGCGCGCTCTGCAAACTGCTTCTCGAAGTGGGAAAGAACCTCGTGACCGTCGGGTGCACGGCCGTGCTCTTTGTAGAACGACTCGGAGTACGCGAGCACGTTAGAGCTGTGCACGCCGTACGCGTTCACGAAAGGGTAGCGCTCGGGCGAGAGCGCCGAGCCCACGAGGCCGAGGTAATCGCGCTCCACCTTCGTCCGCCGCTGCGTGGTTTCCTCGGCGGCCTTCGCCTCGGCCGCTTTCGCCTCGGCGGCCTGACGCTCGAGGGTGGCTTTCACGCGGCGGTCGACCTCGTCTTGCGACAGCGGCCGCGGCGCCTGCGAGTACACGTGCTCGGTAAGCTTCTGGTAGAGGTCGCCGACGATTTGGTCGTCGGTGAACGACTGGCGCAGTATCGCGAGCGGGTCGGCGCTCGCCTTGGCGGTCTGGAACGCGTCCCACTTCGCCGCCTTGTCGAGAGCGGCAGCTTGCGACGCTCGCCACTCGGCCTGACGCTCGGTGAGGCGCTTGTGCTCGCGCTTGAGCCTGCGCAGATTGCGCGCGGCCTGCACCTCTGCGGGCTGTGCCCCGGGCTCCTCGACGGCGGGCTTGTCCTCGGCGGGCGTCTCGGGCGCTGGCGCTTCTGCGGGAGGCTCGGAAGGTTTCGGCTCCGCCGGCGTCGATGCAGGATCCGCCGGCGGAGCCTCCGTCGGGGCCTCACCCGGCGGGGTGGCCTCTGCTTTCAACTCCGCAGCCAGCTCCGAGGCCCTCCCCAACTTCACCGGCGTGGGCGGCGTCTGAGTCTGTGATGCAGGAGTCTGTGCGTCGGCCATTACGGCAATCGTAAACAGACCGCGCCTGCAAGCGCAATATCATTACGGGATTATTAAGGCCGCGCTGTATACGCGTGTCCCACTAAATTAGCAATGAAGCGCTGTTATTAGCGCAATTCGCGAATGATACATTGGCAGGCATGGCAACACTTGACGGGCCCACTGGAAAGAAGTGGTACGACGGCAACCCGACGGAGATCGTCGGACTCGTGCATCGCCTCGAGCGCGTGCTTTCGAGCGAGCGCTTTTTAGACGGCGCAATCGTGCGCGCCTATCACGGCCGGCCCATGATTCCCGCCGGCCCGATGTCGACGAGCGCGAGCACGGTCCTGCCGCGCGCGTCGCTTTACGTCGCTGGTCTCGAGGCGCTGGCGCAAGAGAACCTCCTCCGCTCGGCCATCGATACCGCGTGCTCGCAAATCGTGCGCGCACCGGCGTACAAGTTCGTGACAACGGAGGGCTATTGGTCGCAGCAGGTGAGCGCGCGCAAGCTGTCGCGGCTGCTGACCGCGCTTTCGCATTCCGCCGGCGTCGAGGACGAGGCGAATCCCATCATGGTCGATTGCATGACGTGCATGTGCGGCTTTGGCATGTGGGTCATCAACGAAGACGAGCCGATCCGCTTCGAGCGCGTGCTGCCCCACCGCGTGGTGTGGAATCCCGCCGAGGGCCCGAGCCCGCGGACGCTCGGTGTGCGAGACGCGATACCGCGCAGCACGCTGCGCATGCGCTTCGAGGGCAAGGAAGTAAACGACCACCTCATCAGCAAGCGGGACATCGACGAGCTGCCCATTTACCGGCCCACGCCGGAATTCTTCCTGGACCACCCGTGGTCGTACCTGCCCGAGTCGGACATGGTCGAGGTCTGCTACGCGTGGCGGAAGTCAAGCGGCGACGACGTGGGCCACTACACGATGGTCTCGGGGCACGTGGTGCTCGCCGACGAGGAATACGACGTACCCGTGTGGCCCATCGTTCCGCTGCGCTGGTCGGAGTCTTACGACACGTTCGCGGGTGTTCCCGGCGCTCGCCAGGCGCTTGCGGCGCAAATGAGGGTCAACCGCATGAACCGCGCGATCGACGAGGCCCAATCCAAGCTGTGCGTTCCGAAGGTGGGCATTCCCATTGGCTCACCAGTGTCCTGGAAGACCAACGCCATCGCCGAGTTCTTCGAATTCAACCCGGCACTCGGCACGCCCATCGTGGTGACGCCGGGCGCGGTGCTGCCCGCGGAGTTTTACAACGAAGCGCAGCGGGTGCGCGCGTCGGTGTTCGAGCTGTTCGGCGTATCGCAAGCCGTTGCGCAGGGGAACAAGGAGGCGGGCCTCAACTCGGGCATCGCTCAGCGTGAGCGGCGCGCGGTCGCCGAGGGCCGCCTGCTCCTGCACGCCATGCGCCTCGAACGCTGGTACGCCGACGTGGCGCGCGTGGGGCTCATCCTGCTCGCTCGCCAGCGGGGCCTGGGCAAGGTCACGTGGCGTGATCTATCGCCGCTGGCCAAAGAGGTCGACTGGGAGCGGCTGCACGCGGAGCGCGACGAGATCGAGATCCGCGCGTACATCACGAGCGCGATCCCGACGGAGCCCGCCGGACGCGCCGAGACCGTCGAGGAATGGGTGCAGCAGGGCGTAATCACCCGCTCCCGTGCGCTGCGCCTGCAGGCAGACCCGGACACCGCGCGCATCGAGGACCAGGAGAGCGCCGTTGAGGACCTGGTGCTGAAGATGATCGACAAGGCCATCGTGGACGGGGACGAGGTCTCGCCCGACCCGCTTATGGGCTCCGACGGCCTGCAGCTGCTCGCCGACCTGGGCGCGAAGGAGCTGTGTAAGGCGATGGTCATGCCCGAGCCGCCGCCCGACTCGCACATGGAGCTGCTCCGCCGGCTTGTCGAGACGGCGAAGGACATGGCCACGCCGCCGCAGCCTGCAGCTCCCGCCGGCGGGCCTCCTATGCCTCCGGGCGCTGGCGCGCAGCCTCCGCAGATGCCCGCGATGGCGCCGCTCGGGCCGCCGCAGCCCGTGCTGCAGTAGCTACACCGACGGCGGCACAGCGTCGGCTATGACGATGCCCGTGCCGCTCTCATAGCGCGCCTGCGCGTACGAGAAGCCCACGGCGGCCACGCCCATGATGCTGAGCGCGGGTGCAATCGCGCCCTGATGCCGCTGCCAGGCTTCCCCTTCGCCGTCCATGTACCGCTTCGCGTCCGCCTCGGCGCCGAAGACGCGCATTGGCTCGCAAACGATGGTGCCCGATGCGAAGCGGACCATGCGCGAGACGATGAAGCAGGCCTTTCCGCTGCGGGTGCCGATGGCCAGCGGGTTACTGTGATGCTCACCCATCAAAACTCCCCCTTGCTCACAGGCTCCGTCGCTTCCTGAATGCGCCGCAGGGCCGCAAGCGCGTGGTCTTCGTCGGGCAGCTTCGAGGACTCCGGTGGCAGCGGCGCGAACGTCACTTCGACGGCCACCGCCCACCCGGGCAGCCCGCCTTTCCACGTCAGCACGCCAGCGTCGCGTAGGGTCTTGAGCGCCAAGGAGACCACCGCGTTTTCGCCCTGCACGACGTCGGCGCTCAGCGCATGAGCCCCATCTCCCGTAGGTAGAACTCCTCCCGCTGCTGCTGCTCCGCCAAGCGATCCAACTCCTTCTCCTGGTCTATCTGCCATTGTGGCCTCTCGTCTTTGGGTTTGTCGCGCTCGTGGTTGAGCGCCGTTACTTTGCGGTAGCCGTAAATCGCCGCGTCCACGACGTCGGGCATGTGGCCCTTGACCACATCGCCGATGGCCTCGGGGTCCCACTCGGGAATTAGCAGCGTGTTCGCAAAGGCCTTCTCCGACTCGGGGATGAGCACCTTGCCAGTGCGCAGCCCGTCGCCTAGCAGGCGGCACGCGCTAGCCTTGCCGGACTTCTCCGCCGGCTCCATCGGGATCATGTGCTCTTGCCGCAGGTCGATGATGATCGCCTTGCCGCCGCCGCCCGGGTCACCCACGATGCCCACGAGCCCGCGCTCGCGTCGCTGGGCCACCTCTTTGACGAGCGCAACCTGCGCGCTGGCGCTGAGCCCACGCTTCGCCTGCGTCTCGATGAGGTAGACGCGTGGGTTGTCCGCGAGCCACCCCCACACGACGACGGCCGTGGCGTCGACTGCGCCGAAGTCCGCGCCGATGACGTAGCTCCACACGCCCGTGGGTAGCGCTGGGATCATGGTCTCGGGCCGCAGCGCGAATATCTGCCGCTGCTCGTCGGCCACGAACTCACCGAAGAACTCGCGGCGGATACTCGGGTCGGTCTCGTCGCAGCCGCGCACCTCGCACGCTTGCCGTATCAGCTCGCGCGGGTCACCGATGTGCGGGTTCGCGGACATGGGCCAGGAGTGCTGGCCGACGTTCTGGCGGTTGTGCATCTCCCAGAAGAACCCACGCGGCGAGCCCGGCGTGCCCGCCACGACGAATGCACCTACGATGTCCACGAGCGACGGCACAATGACCGCGCTGTAGGTGTAGAGCAGCAGGTCGCTGCCCCAGTCCTGCGCCTCGTCGATGCACACGAGCGCGGTTCGGGGGAGCACGCCACGCCACTCGTCCGCCTCCCGCCTCGTCTCGCAGCCCGAGACCCAGATGCGCGAGCCATTGCCGAGGCGTGCGCAGTGGCGTGTGTGGTTCGCCTCCACCTCGAGCCCGAGCTCCCGGGCGATGAGTAGTAGCTCGTGCCACACCGTGTCCACGCCGCGCTTGATGGTCGTGGTGAGGTAGAGGACGTTGACGTTCTCGCGGCTGAGCGCCGCACGCAGCATGCGGTAGATGAGCCCGCGCGTCTTGCCCGCGCGGCGGGCGGTGACCCAGCACTGTAGGAGCGTGTCGTCGCCGACTGCCTCGCGCTGGCCACTGTGGCAGTGCTCGAGCACGTCTAGCGGCACCGCCGGCTTATGCTGCGCCGCCTTGGCGGCCTGCGCTGCGAACACCGCGTCTAGTTCGTCGGCCAGGCTCATGAGAGAGACCTGAGAGACTCAACAGACACGAGGTCTCTCCATGAATTCACTAGTAATCTCCGTCTACTGAGAGACCTGAGAGACCTGAGAGACATAAAGATAGCTGGTAGGCTGAGAGAAATTGACGATCCTCCCGGCGATCGAGGTCTCCTGTCTCTCGGTCTCTCAGGCTGACCATTTTGTAATCCGATCTGACCCACTCAAACACCTCATAAAACCCAATCTTTTTAAACACTTGGCCACGCGCATCTGTTCGCGCTTGCCGAGTGAGAGACCTCCGACCTTCAAGCACCGCTCGAGCACGTTCCAAATCGTCGTTTCGCGAATCCCGTTCGCCTGTATCCACTCCGCAATGGGTTGCAGCCATGGGTCAGCTGGGTCGGTGCTTCGCTTCTCCTGCTCGGTAGCGCACATCGCCTCCTCACTCCGCAGGGGCCACCAGCGCTCCCCCGCGCGGTACAGAGACACCGCCTCCGCCCATAGTTGGTCACGGTCGCGGCCCAACGACTCGAGGTCGATAGTGCCGCACTTGACTGGCCAGAACCGGCGGTTGCCGGTCTCGTCCATTAGGTATTCGTCGTCGTTGATGGTGCCAGCGAATACACATTGTCTAAGCACTCGTACCGAGCGGCGACCGTAGCTGGGGCGGTATTTGTCGTCAGACTTGCTCAAGAAGAACTTGACCGCCTGAATGTCACTCCGGCGCAGCGCCGCCAGCTCTCCCAGCTCGATGATCCAGTTGCCGGGCAGGTCCTGCATCGCGTCCTTCGTCGACAGATCTGCCGCCGTGTCCGAAAACCATCCCTCGCCCGCCAGCATGCGGAGCGCGCTCGATTTGCCGATGCCCTGCGCGCCTTCGAGAACAATCGCGTGGTCGGCCTTGCACCCCGGGCTCATGCCCCTCGCCACAGCCGAGATGAGCCACCATTGGCCCACGGCTCGGTGATACGCCGTGTCCGCGGCGCCGAGGTACGTGGCCAGCCACGCGGCGACTCGGGCTGTCCCGTCCCACTTGAGGCCCTCGAGCCAATCGCGCAGCACCGAAACGCGGCACCGCTGGCCTACGTCGTCGACGGCGATGTTCACCAGCTTGTCCGCCAGCTGCAGCCTCTCCGCGCGCAGCAGCCATTCCATGATGGACGTGATGTCCGTGT